AGCAGAAGTTCTTCTCAGCCCAGCAGCGTATCTATGACGAAAACAACGTCAACAGAATGTACCCTGAAAACAAAGATTTCTGGAAGTGGAAAGAGTCTAACTTTGATGATGCAGGATGTTCGATTACTGAATTTTACCGAGACAAGGTTCTCTTCGTAAAAGAGGTTCTTGGATTCGGTGCGGTAGTAACCGACCTTATGATGGATGGTAACGGGAATCCTGTTACTGACACAGACGGCAACGTAGTTCCTTACAACTTTGTTGTGCGTCCCCACGAAATATGGAACTTTCAAGTGAGACAAGGCGCTCTCACGTTGCTTGTTACTCGTCAAATGTATTATGACCTAGACAACGTTAAAAAGCATAAGTGGACTGCCTACACACCTGAGTACATCTGCGTGTACATCGAAGAGAACGGGAAAAAACAAAAGACGTTGGAAATACCTAATCCATTTGGTGAGGTTCCAGCCACGCTACTCAAGGGTCAGACGGATGCTAACAGTTCGTTCATCGTAGGTAAACCACGTAGATATTGCCTAAAAGGTATGTACCTAGCCTCTTCTGAGTTGTTCTATGACCTAAAGAAGGGTTCTGAACTGTTCGGGCATCCTATTCCTGTTCTCACAGATTCCATTGTTCGGTCTTTAGCTGGTGTCGCTGATGATGACCAGTACGACTCTCGCACCATTAAAGAGGGTGTAGGTATGGCTATTATCATTCCTGATGACCAGCAAATACCTAGTAATATGTTATACCAAGCAGACATGCAGGGTCTTCAGCACCTTAGAGACGTAATTTTTGGTGATTTAATGTCGCTCATCTTTTCTATGGCTCAGGTTCGGGACAAGTCCATTGTTAAGAGCAATGTGTCAGGCTCCGCTAAGAGATTTGATAACGTAGAAGAACAAGGGCTACTAGCGTCTACAGCGATGGACATGGAAATGATAGAGATGCAGGTTCTAAGAAGAATGGCTAAGGTTCGTGACGAGGACTACGAGGGGTACGGTGTAACCTACTCGAAGCATTATGACCTGTCTAGTGCGGATGAGATATTCCAAGACATTACCGAAGGTATGCAGTATCACGCCATGTCTCTACCTCTCATCAAGAAGTTAACTGCGGAATACATGCGCAAGCGCTCTATGCCTCAAGAGGATATTGAAGAAGTAATGCAACACTTTAATGAGTATGGTATGCCTAAAACAGCTACTGACCTAAGAAATTTAGTGGATATTCTACCACAAGAAGAACTTCAACGCCAAGCACAAGTTGGTATTGAAACACAAAGCGAGCAATAATTAACTTATAACCACATTATGAGCGAACAAAACATAGAGCAAGCTGATGCTCTTGAATCAGCCGTAGAGGAGTCAACCTCAAAAAACACCGAACAACAACCCGCAACTGAACCCGCATTTGACAAGGATAAATTCTTTCGAGGTGCGTACAATGAGGGAAAAAACAAAGTCGAAAAAGACGTTGTTAGTAAGTTCTCTGAATTACTGGGAAATGACGTTGAGTCATTAGACGACGCATTTTCTCGCATACAACAGACCCTTCAACCTAAGCAAGAAGAGAAGGGTGAATCTGAAAAGTTGCGAGAACTCTTACAGCAATATCAGCAGGAAGCTGAAGCCGCAAAAGAGCAGTTAATGATGACTCAAATGGAGAATCGCATAAACACTGAGTTTCAATCAGCGTTTGGTGCACTCCAACAAGATAATGAACTGACTTTGCGTCAAGACTATATAGAGCAGCTGTTCTATAACGAGTACGAGATTGAGGAGAGCAACGGACAGTTTTATGCCGTCAAAGACGGTGTACCTGACCTAGACGCTCAAGGCAATAGAAAGTCAGTGGCTAACTCACTCGTTGAGTTTGCTAAACAATTTGCGAAGCCCAAGAAAGTGGGCGCTGGCGGAGCAACTGGTGGTACTCCAGCTAGTAGTGAAAGACCTAGCCGAGCAGAGTTTCAACAACTTGTACGCTCGTCTAATCCAGCAGACCGTGCTAAAGCTGAAGAGCTCTTTGGAGCAATGAAAGCAACAGGCGGTTGGGCTGAACAAGCGTAAATCCATCTTTTATGGTTAGGCAAAACCTTAATTGTCATGTTCTGGTCATAGCGACCCAAAAGCTAAAATATAACATTATACCTATAATTTAACTTTTATAAAGACATGGCAATTAATAGCAATTTCAATATATACGAACCAGAGGCGTTTGTAGAGGTAGCTCTAGCTAACCAATATCCAGACCGACCAATGGTATCTAAAGCCGTTACTAACGTAGCTGGTGCATCTATCGAAGGACTCGTTGCAGCTCGTAACAAGTCTGTAAACATCACTCGTGCCGTAAAGCCTAGTGGTTCCCCTTCTTCTTACTCAGGTTCTTATAGTCTAGGAACTCCTGATGCTAGCGAAGAAACATTAACCATCAACAAGCACTACTATGCTGGTTTCAGCATCGACAAAGCTGACCAGAAGTTTGCGCTTCCTGACTTAGTACAACAGCACTTTGTACCAAGACTACACCAGCTTATTGACCAAATCAATGCTGACGTAAAAGTAGAAGCTCGTAAGTCTTTTGAAGTAGCTTTCGCTGACAACAACACGGACTCTACTGTAATGGACGACAATGACCTTGCAGAAGCTCGTAGAATTATGGCTTCTCGTAAGTTCACTACGGATAACCTAATGATGGTTATTGACCCATTCGTAGAAAAAGACTTGACTACCCTAAACATCTTCCAACAAGCTAACACTCGTGGAGATGCTGGTATTCAGTTAGGTGGAGCTATGGCTCGTGCGTATGGTTTCGACTTCTTCGTAGACAATCAAGGTTCTAGCCACACTGCTGCTACAGTAACTGACGCTGTTATTGCAGCCGCAGAAGCTGTAGGACAAACCGCATTAACTATTGATAATGGTAGTGGTTCTGCTGCAACTGTATCTCTAGCTGAGGGTGACATCGTTACTTTCGGTTCTGCTAAAGGTACCGATGACTTCTACACTGTTGAGTCTCAAACTGGAACTGTATTGACTATTAAAGAGCCATTACGAAAAGCTCTTGCTAATAACGATACTATCAACCCAGTTGATATTGCTTCAGGTGACACTGGACGTGAGCAGTTCTTCTACGACCCATCTGCCCTTGCCTTAGTAACTGCTGTAATGCCTTCAGTGGATAGCGGTTCAGGTTCAGGCGTAAGACGTGCTGCTGGTTTCGAGCCAATGAACAACGTAAACTACACGTTGACCGTAGAAGAAACCAAGTCAGGCGCTGACATCCTTATCGAAGTACTATACGGAGTTAAGGTATTCAGACCAGACTTAGGTGGACGATACATTCGTGGTAACGTAGCTAAGGCGTAAGCCCTAGTAACTAATTAAAAGGGGTGTGGTTACCATTATGGTAACTGCCCCCTATTTTTTTAATACACACAAAACAATACTCATGGCGTTTAGCGACTTAACACTTACTAGAAACAATATTGATGCACTAGAAGAGCTAACGTTCAAGGGCGTTAACGTCACTACGGGCACTACAACGCTCAATCTATCAGAGAAGGATAACCTAATACTAGGTAAAGCAATTAAGCTCCTTAAAACGGATATTCTTGAGAATTTACAAGAATACATAAATGATTCTACGTATGCTACAGAAACTGCGTTGTTAGATGCTATACACGCAGCAGATTCTGAAGAACTTCTTGTTGACTTGCTTTCATACAAATTTTTAGAGTTGTGGTTTAGCCAAGATGCTACCCACAAAGAAAGTTATTCATTTCAAAAGGCTGGTAAATATTACGCTATGTATAACCAGTATCTTACTGGTAACCTAAGAAGACTTAGTGGGTTATTAGCTAAACCAAAGACGACTCCACGAGTTCGTTTTATGAGCTTGTATTGATACCATGACCATAGGCGAAGCAATAGTAAAAGATATAAAAGAGATGTTCAGCTCGCCTGAGCTTGGTTCTGTTCTTGATAATATAGGAACGATATATAGCGACTCTATAGAAGAAATGAACAGACAAGCAAGCGACCCAAATGAAAAATCTAGATTACGTTTAAATCAAACGTATGCTGACATAAAGCAAGAGCTAGGAAGACAGGATGTTGCTGACTTTTATTTTAGTGGTAATGCTTATGAGTCTTTTTATTATGAGGAAAACGTTGGAGACAGCTCAGTAGGATTTGGATATGACGATGCAACTATTACCGAATATATGCTTGGGCACGAAGAAGGTAACGGAGTTCCTGAAAGAAGACAATTTCCTATAGAATCAGACTCTAACAGCGCTGAGCAACAAATGAATTATGATGATGTAGAGCAAGAGTTATCCGTATATTTAAATACACCAAGAGTCATTAGAGTTTCGCAACAATTACAAACAGCTTAACATGGATAGAAACGCAATACTTAGTGGGTACGTAACGAGCTTCAGCTCCTATTCATCCTCAGACGCTAGACCAACCGTTGAAAAGGTATTGAAATATAGTGGTAACAATTTCGATATTAGGAAGCGTGGAGACATTAAGCGTGAAGTAGTTATTTTTAAGTTATTGAACGGTTCTAGCGACTACAGGCTTAATGACGAAAAACCTAGTGAGTTGAACCAACGGTTCCAAGCGCTAGTATATATTGAACAGCCCGATTCGCATAGCTTGAAAGACACGATATACGATAGGGCACTTGAAATTAGTGACCAGTTGTTCGATTGGGCAACCGAAACGACAGCATCAGACATTAACAGTGACTTGTGGACGCTCACAGTTACTGGCGTAGATAGTATCGAGGAACGAGACGGATACTTATCTACCACAGTGAATTTTGAAAGTATAATCCAAATATCCTAAACTAAACACAAAAAACAATGGCAAAGTTAATATTTTCTCATGCTTCTATACTGCAGTCAGATGGCTCAACAGCCCCTACTGCTGGAGCTGAATTAATCTATGGACTGGTTTCTGACGGGGTTGAAATCTCATTAGAGCCTGATACAGTAAACGTAGAAGACAATCGTGAGATATACGAGTCTTATACGGGTCGTATCGTAATTAGAACTGTAAACACAAAATTTGATGCTGATGGTGCTGGTGACCTAATACTATCAAGCGTTCATGTATCAAATGACGGTAATTTACCTACTGTAGGAACATTAAAGCTACATGGAAAATCTGGTAGTCACGATATAGTTACTGCTCCAACGTACATTCAGGGACATCAGTCTTTTGAAAATGGTAGACTTGAAACTGTATTGATAGCTCAGTCTTCTGACAAAACAGGGAACACAACTTTAGTTGCAACTGACGCATCTTAATATAAACACTATAAATCGGTAGATAACCATGCCTACACAACTAAGCAAATTAGCTTTGGTTAATCCTTCTGTAGATGGAAGTGGAGATTTTGATGCTCTTAGTGAGACAAAATCATTTTCTGTAGTGCAGGAAGGTGCGGCTGAAGCGTCTCGTCAAGTTATTAGCATTGAACCTAACACACAGGTCATTGAGAATAATCGTGAGATAATTACTAGCAAAAACTATAACATCACCGTTACTGGGGTATATAGCGACTCTACTAAGACTCAGTTGTACACATGGGCAAGTGCTCAAACCAACCTAGTGTTTACTGGATATGGATTAGATGGTTCCATTCTTCAGATGGAGGGCACGCTTCAAATCAACAAAGGATTTGAAGATAATATGTCCTACCGATTCTCTAGTATGCGTGAAGCCAAAGGAGGTTACAATACCTCCGATGGCAAGCACTCAGCAGAGATGTCCTACTGCAAGAATGGATTAGCCTTGTATGGTTGGCAAGAGGGTTCTACCAGTGGTGTAGCCGCAGGATGGACAAATGGGTTTGGAGACCCTGCAAATTCATTTGAGACTGTTGGGTTCAGTGGTGGAATACAGAGAGTTGCGGAATCAACAAATAATGACAGAGCGTTGTATCGTGACATACACTTTCCATTTGCTGGGCAAACGTTAACATTTAGTATAGATGTAGTAGAAACTTCAGACCCTGCTAACAACGATTACACAGGAGCCTTAATAGGCATTCAGTGTTACAATGCTTCTAACGGTACTGTGAACAGTCAAGAAACACAAGCTATATCTGCAACTGGTACTGTCCAGGTATCGAAGACGTTACCATCTACCTGTAAATGGGTAAGAATTAGCGTTGAAGGAGATAGTGGATGTGACTTTGAGTTTCAAAACCCAACACTACAACTTTCTACCGATTACGGATTTGTAGAGTTCAACACATAATAATAACCCTAAAATAAAGCGAGCAATTTATGGGACGTATTACAAAAGTAACTGGTGAATTTATGGGGGTTCGGTTTGAGGTCAAGCCGACCCCTATTCGTTTTGATAAGGTAGTCGAAGAGCGTAGACAAATGCTCTTGGGCTGGTACAAGGACAACCATCCTAAGCTTCATAAGAAAGTTACTAACGATAACATTTCTATTGACGATTACACGATGGAAGACCTTGAAGCACTAAACGCATGGCGTTTGGATGAAGAGTTTCGTGCTAAGTATTGCCAATACACAGCGCAACACTGCATGAAGCTAGACAAAAATATTACGGACGATACTTGGAAGTCAGACGACTTGGAGCTGGGAACGCTTGAGGAAGCGTGGGATTTTTTTACGAACAGGCGACAAGTACCTTCCAATGGAGTCGGAGTACTTTAGAGTCATTAGACTTGCTCGCACCTAATGACCTAGTGGTTGAAGTTGGCGGTGCATACACATATTACTGTTATGTACTTGCCGACTTTAATCCATTGCGAGCAAAGGAACTTGAAGCCGAGTGTTCCATAGAAGACATAACCAAAGCAATGATGGCTCGTGAGGCTTACCACAAGCCTTCTAAAGAATAGACCACTATGCCCGATTTAATATACAACGTCAAGTTTGAAGTAGATTCTTCTGGTCTTGAAAAGATTAATAACTTTGGCACATCTGGCGTTTCTCAGTCTTTTGATGATGTCACTAAATCGGTAAACAGAACTCGCTCATCAACAAGCCAGTATAGTAAGGAAGTTCAAGATTTAGTAAAGGATACCAATGAGGTTGTTTCTGCTAATGCAAGAGCTAAGGCTTCTATAGATTTAAGGAGAAAGGCATCTCAAGATGATTTAAGAGTCGTTGTTAAAACAAATCAATTAGCTCAGGAGCGTATAAAGTCTATACGTGAAGAAAGGATGGCTCTTATAAACCATTCAAATACAGCTGAGTTAAATACAGAAGAGAGAACAAAGCTAAATAGGACTATAGCTAGACTTGAGATACAAGAAAGGCAGTTTATTGTAGCTTTGCAGCAAGGACGAGCACAGCTAAAAGGTAATGCAGATGGCATTCAGAACTTATCAAAAGTTCAACAGCATTTGCAAAATCAAATGAAACAGTCTGGTCATTCATTTGACATGAGTAATAAGTCATTAGCTACATCAAATCAGCTAATGTTTTCTTTTAGTGATTTAGTTCAAGATTCAACGCAGTTTAGTCAAGGATTTGCACAAGGTATGCGAGCCATTGGTAACAACGTTGGTTTTACGGCAGAGTTATTCTTTAACTTACAAAGAAGAGTTGATGAATATAATAGGTCGCTAACAAAATCAGAGATAGCTCAAGGTAAAGCTAAAACAGTTAGCGGAGAGTTAACAGCATCGCTTAAAGGTGCTGGTGGCGCTCTTATAGCCATCAACGCAGCCGTTATGGTTGCCACCATTGGATTTCAATTATTAGAGAAAAGACTAAAAGACGCAGAGGAAAGAGCTAAAGCACAAGTAGAGGTTCTTTCTGAGGTTGCAAAAACATTTTCTGAGTTAGACACAGGAGTTCCCGACCCTTTCGGTATGCGGTCTAGACAAAGACAGATAAATATTCTGTCTCAAAATATAGGAGATACAGTACGGGACGTTGCCAAAAAAACAGCAGAAGCTCAAAAAACTATAGGAGAGGCAATGGCTGGAGGCTCAGAAGGTTTTCTGGGCACGATAAACTCAATGTTTGTTAATTTTCAAGCATCAATTACAAAAACTGTATTTCCTACCGCTTTAAAAATAGGCGCTGCATTTGATAAAATGACAGAAGAGCAATTAATAGCGTTAAAAGCTAATGAAGAATTAAGAATTGAGATAGAGAAGCAGCAAAAAGTTCAAGAAGCATATACTAAATTTTTGAATCAAGATGGTAATGCGGCACTGAATTTATATGTTGAAACATTAAAACAATTAGAGCAACAGCAAGCTATAATAAATGCAGGCTCTGTTGTTGGATTAAAAGGAGTATTAGATGAATCAGTATCAAGAAATTCTTTAATAGAAGATTTAAGGCAACAAATATTAGTTCAGCAAGCAATATTAAATAGTGAACATATATCAGACGAACAAAGAGAGAAATCTATATCGTTAATAAGCCAGTTAAGTTCTACTTATAAACAATTATCTGAAGAAATAGAGAACACTAGAAGACAAGTAGAGGATATAACATTTAAAAATACAGCTTTTTTAAGTGAGTCTCAAAAGATTGATTATCAAGTATTTAGACAAATAGAAAGTCTAGATAAGCTAGCTTTAAAATATCCTGAATTAAAAGCACAAATAGACGATGCTAAAAGGGCTATTTTAGATTTTACAGCTGCACAGAAAGAATCATTAGCATTTTCTAACATATCTGAATTAGCTGGCGTATCTGGTCAATTAGGAGAAATATTTGGAGCATCTAAAGAATTTAGATTAGCCATGGCTTCCATTGATGGAGCTGCAGCTGTTATAAGTGTATTAGCAGACCCAACCCTTGGATTTGTTGGTAAACTTGCGGCTTCAGCAACAATAGTTGCTCAAGTTGCTCGTCAAATACAACAAATAAAAAATACAAAAATAGGTAGTGGTGGCGGTGTAGCAAGCGGTGGTGGCAAGGGTGGCATATCACCTATCTCTTCATCAGCGTCAGGGGTATCCCAACGCACGCAAAGCATAAGTTTCCTACCAAATGCAGCTACATCAGGAGGGGCGCCCCCAACCGTTGATGTTAAGATAGACCGAGCAGGATTAGCTGTAGCCGTAAACAAAGGTAATAGAGAGTTAGCTAACAAACAAGTTAGGGTCTAAAGAATGGCTACGCTCACGCTAAATACAGGTAACGTAGCCAGACAGTTCGGTACGTTCTCGTCACAGATAACGATGACTCACACCAGTGACGTGACCACCACCATGAAAATGGCTAAGATGCCAACCATTTCTCAGGACTTTGACGTACAAGAAGAAGTAGACGACATCACAGAATTTCGCACTAACCTATCGGAAATATCCATTGAACTATTTGATGAATTAGGCAACGGAGACAGCCTGTTTACGTATATAGATGCTCTTGCATTAAGCGATACAATACAGATTCAAGTTACTACCCCAACGGGTACAGACTACTTCATAGCTACCAAGTCTTCTTGTGAATATGATTGGTTTGCACGTAAAATAAGCATTAAAGCTCAAGCAGCACTTAGATACGATGTACAAGTAACAAATTATGACACTTCTAGTTACGAGACGAGTGGGGAAACAAATGCCGATGACGGATTAATCGTTTCAAGTGATGTGATTAGGGCGTTTTTAGAGGCTCAAGGGTCGTCCCCAACCGTTAAGATACTTGGTCATTTTTCTAGCGTTACTAAGTCTGATATAAGCACTATACCATCACCAACATCAATAAGATATATTATATTTGATGGTCAATACGTTGATACGTATGCAGAAGGTCAAGACGTGGTTCTAAAGCTATCTATCGTTGAAGGCGCTGTTGTAGGAGCCATGATGGGATACGCTTTTTACGTGCGTAGAAACTTTGCTAGTACATCCGATAGTGACTACTACGCTCAAATAGGCTCATCCGACCTTAAATCGTATGGGGTCTCGTTCAATGACAGGCACGTGCGTAATTTTAATAGCACTCTTGCGATACAAGACAACATTGATGGCGCACAAATAAGTACAGCCACAACTGAAGTCATTGATAGTACAGGGGCGCAAGACATAGCCATAAACTACTACGTGCCTGATATGCACACGGTATTTTTTGACACTACCGAGTCACCACAAAAATGGGAGCTAGCAACCACAGGGGCTAGTGCCTTGTCTCAATCCGATATGGACGATATATCTGATGACGCTCGTGACTCTTATAAAAAGTCATTGGGCATAACATCTTCGTATTCCGTTGACTTTGAGATATTTGGTATAAGCACACTCAAGCCTTATCAATTCATACAGTTTGACTCGGACATACACCCCACCGTTAACAGTAAAAAAGTACGCCCATCCTATTTGGAGTATGACCTAGAGTCCGATACAATCAAGGGCGAAGGGTATATTATTGGCTAAACTCACCGACATAGTAATCATCACTGATTCGGGCGGTACCCAGACGCTAACCATCCAAAATTACGCTGAGACGGACGAACTCCAATATTGGGGGTCAACCTTCGATGAAGCGGTAGATGGGACGTTACGGAGCAACCTCCGAAGTATTCGTAGAAAGGTAGAACTCACCTATCAGCTGTGTACGACCCCTGATGACTTTAGGGGTGTGTGCAACAACATCGCACAAGACTTATTGAACGGAGCTGAGTTCGTTTATATCGGTATTGATACTGATAATGTATTTAGAGTAGTTTTAGACGATGACTTTGCGCATCGAGTTCAATACGCTAATCAACATGGTCTGTTCATTCCTAAGCTTACATTCAGAAGCACAGAAGGTGACGTGGACATTATTCTGGACTTTGAAGATTGGCGGTTCATCACCGAGTCTGTAACCGAAGCTAGGGACTACAGGCTCATAACAGAAGCAGTAACTGGAACACCATTAGATTATGGCTCTATCGTCTAAAATTACTAATATCTATATACGACAAAAGGATTATGATACAGCCAACGATTGGAAGTATGAGTTTATCATAAATAATGCTGTATCTGAACTTGGTCAGGTTAATTATGGCTCAGCCTTTGATGAAGCTATAGATGGTAGCTTGAGGCATAATCTGCGTGGATTTAGAATTACCGTTAACCTAGATTGGGGTAAACTATTAAGTTCCACCGCAAAAAGAACTTTATTTGGTGGTAGTCAAACGTCTAGTACCATAGGGGCGCTCCTTACAGACTTAGTAGATGCTCTCGTTACAGACGGTGATAGCTATATAGAAGTATCTTTTGACGATACTAACTGGGTCAAGGTAGTGCCTGACGCTGCAACGTACAGAACCGCATATACCAACCAAATAGGCAGAGGTTCATCTAGTATAACTCTTATAGGGCAGGAAATATTAACCAGTATTCCAGCGTATCTGGAAGCACCTAGCGTATAACGTATATGGCAACGGAAGTAAAACGCAGACGTGGCACAACCGTAGAACACAGCACGTTTACTGGCGCTGTAGCAGAACTTACGGTAGACCTTACCAAAGACACCGTAGTCGTTCATGATGGTGCTACACAAGGTGGGTTTCCATTGTTGCGTGAAGACTTTGATAATGTACCGACCACTGCTCCGTTTACGCACATTACCCTAGACACCGCCATCTTTGATACTACGTATACAGAGACAGGTAGCGAGACGCAGGGAACCTTGTATTGGAATTCAGACGAAGAAACAATCAGTCTTGTTACCAATGGTGAGTCTTTTGAGTTAGGTCAAAAAACAGAGATACACGTAAAGAACCAGACAGGCGCTCAGATAGACAAGGGCGAGGTAGTCTACGCTTCAGGCACAGTGGGTAACTCAGGGCGTATCCTTATCACTAAGATGATAGCGGATGGAACGGTTCCAGCTAAAAGGATAATGGGTATTACTGCTGAAAACATAGCCAATGGTGCTGATGGTAAGATTATAACGTTTGGTAAGCTAAAGAATATAAATACGTCTTCATTTAGTGATGGTGACATTCTTTATGCGTCAGCCACTACTGCTGGAGCATTGCAAAACACAGAGCCATCTCAGGCTAATGGTCACGTGTCATTACCCATAGCGTATGTCATACACGCCCATAGTAATGGTCAGATATTTATTAGGGTCACCCCCATTGATGAAAACGAATATCAAAACTATGACGCTGGATTAACGGACATCGCTGGACTCACTCCAACCGATAGCAACATCATTGTAGGAGACGGAACGAATTGGGTAGCTGAGTCGGGAGACACCGCACGAGCTAGTTTAGGTCTTACTATTGGAACGCACGTACAAGCATGGGATGCTCAACTAGATGACATAGCTGGTCTGACACCCACAGACGGAAACTTTATTGTTGGTAACGGAACTAACTTTGTAGCGGAGTCAGGTAACACTGCTAGAACAAGTTTGGGGTTAGGTACGAGTGATGATGTTCAATTTGATGACCTTACACTGACTGGTGTTTTACGAACCAACGAAATAGACACGCAATCTGATTTGGTATGGAACACATCCACAGAAGTTTGGAATACATCTGATTATTACATTTCAGGAGCCTTAAATATAGCAGGTAGCGTTTATATAACTGATGATTTAAATATAGCAGAATCATTGACGGTGGGTACTACGCTGGACGTAACAGGTAACACCACCATTTCAGGAACACTAGATGCTCCTACATTGAATACTGGTCAAGGCGATAATGAGTTATACGCTATGAACCAAAACGTGCGCACCTCTGATAGTGTTACGTTTGATACGTTATCTGTTACCAATAGCGCTTCGGTAGGTGGTTCTCTAACGCTTACGGGTTCGGCAGACTTTAATAGCACAATGAACTTGCAGGGCAATTTAACAACGCAAGCCGATTTAGCAGACGATGGATTTAGCGAAGGGTGGGCAGGTACTAATTGGAAAATAAATGCAGACGGTTCGGCAGAGTTTGAGGAAATGCGGATTCGTGGAGCGCTTAGAGTGTACGAGTTTATAGCGAAGCAAATTAGCACGATAGGCGGAAGTGAGATATTAAGCATAGCGCAGGGTAGAATTTCAAGTGTTAACGCTGGCGCTGACACAATAACGGTAGAAAATGTTACGGGTACGGCAGGAAATGCCTTTAAAGCGAATGACCTTTGGATTTGTCAAGTGGTGGACATTAACAATGACTTAGAGAGTGGTGGCACTGGCTCTATTGTGAAGTCGGTTCGTGGTACGGTTGATTATGTTTCAGGTAATGATATTGGCTTATTTATTGATTCAGGGGATATTACACAATTAGAGCAAGGCGATTTGATTATTGCTTATGGTAACGTTTCGGATGCTGATAGGCAGGCTATAATGTATCGGAACGTGGATAGGTCAGAAGATAATCTCATTATGCGTTTACAGACCGAAGTAAATTCGTTTGCTGACTTACAAGCGGTTGGAAATACTAGGGTAGCTTTTGGGGATTTGAACGGCTATTCGGGATTGAGTTCTGAAACCTTTGGTTTCTTTGCAGGTAAAAATGCCGAACAACACGTATTAGTAACAGATACTGGGATATTCTTTAAAAATGGTTCAACGGTAGGCGCTCAATTATCTAGCAATATTTTTAAGATTGGGGATAATGATAACTTCCTATCATTTAATACTTCGAATGACGATTTTGAAATTAAGGTTGATACTTTCGATTTAAATACTAGCTTTATTCAAATAGCTGATAGTATTGCAAAAACAAGTTCAACGCTTACAAGTTCTGTTTCTTATAGCGGAGATTTATCTTTGGATGGATTGTTCTTTGATGCTGAAAATTACTTTGGTTATTTGACTGATGTTGAAGCAGTTGAATCTAATGGATATGTTTTTAGGGTAGGTGAAGAAACTTCTAACTTTATAGAAATAAATAGCGCAAATGGTATTGCTAAAATAAACTTCGATACCTTCGATTTAACTTCGGGTAATCTTAGCGTAAAATCGGTTGGCACTACTTATCCATCTGCCTCATCAAGCACTGCGGTTACTACATCAAATCAAAGTGGATTTGGAGGTGGAGATTGGACTGCAACAGAAATATCGATAAATGATAAGACTATGGTTAAGTTTTATTTTGATTACGATATTACAACATCTGGCGAATTAGAGATATTACTCGATGTAAGTACAGATAATGGTTCAACATTCACAAATTATACTGACTCATCTACAACAGCCGTAATAAATATGAGTCCAGAGTATTGCAATGGAGATGCTGATTCGGGAAATGGTTTTGAAATAAGCGTTCTAAGCTCTTTTAATAATAGAGTCGACCAATTAGCGTTTAACAATCCTTCGGGTGGCAGAGGAAGCCGATTTGGTAGAGTTGCGGTATATGTATATATATCTGAGGTAGGCGATGCCGATAAAATAAGGTTTCAAGTGGCTGAAATAAATGGCTCTTTAGCGGTATGTGATGCTACTAACATTATTACACAAGAATTTCAATCTGTAACGGAAATAAATCCTTCGGGAGTTTTCACAAGATTATCCGATGCGGTTATATTAGCTAATGGAGAAAAATACTTAAACCCAGAACTAATATCATAACATGACAAACACAGAACTATTAGAAGCATTAAACCAAGACCTCAGAAAGCTCAACGTTAATTACGAGGCTCATGCTATGATTCAACAAATCATACATTCCTACAAAGTTCGTATTGAATCTGAGAGCAAGGATTAACTATTTTTATTTCATCTTAACCAAACCTAAAAGCGGATTATGGCAAAATTAGAAATAGCAACCATCGCATCTGGAGAGGCAGTATCTTCAGCAGTAGATTTTAGTAGAAGTAATAATGTTTTCGAAATCGGCTCTCTAGTATTAGAAGGCACGTACACAAATAGTTCCTTTGACATACAAGCAGAAATTGATGGTACTTGGTTCGACATATACGATACGTTTGGCACTAAGTATTCGGTAACGGTAGCGGATGGGAAGCATAGTTTACCTGCCGATGTATTTAAGGATGTAAACAAAGTTCGTTTAAAAGGTTCGTCTAATGAAGGCGCAGAACGTACGGCAAAATTCCTTTTAATCGACATACTAGATTGAGGTTATTACTTTACATATCGCACATTAGATGGGGTGTACTTTCACGCTCGAATCAAATTTGGAATCAATCAACAATGTATTTTGACAAGCACTAAATTATGGACTTAAGAAGCACACAACTAAAAGACACCTACGGCAATCTGCTAACGATTGGAACTACGGAAGGCGCACCAACTTCGGGAACGCTTGAGAATGGTCAAGGCGCTGATATTACGGCTCTTGATGTTGCGGGTACAATTACAAGCGATGGATTAACTTCGGATGGAAACATAAGTCTGTCGGGAAATGGCACTGGCACTAGAAACGTTTTTCTTGGTAGTGAAACAGCTAGTTACGCAGGAGCATTTAGACTTCAAGCAGGTGGCAGTAGTGCTAGCTTTGGTGGTGGGCTTACTATGTATGGACATTCACACGCTTCTAAACCTGGCGATGTTGCGGTGGGCATCTCAAGTGGTTCTGGTGGTTCTTTTAGGGTAAATGCAAGTGGTGTTGATAGTGGATTAGATTTATTTGAAGTAAAATCAACTAGTGATATTGCTTTTTTTGATGGCTCAGGAAACGAAGCCTTTTATTGGGATGCAAGCGCAGGAAGTCTTGGGATTGGTACGACTTCGCCTTCTAATCTTTTGCATATACGAGGCTCATCAGATGGTGGTACAATTAGAACTGCGTTATTTGAAAATAATGCTAGTTTAGTAGATTCTAAAGCTGAAATTATGCTTGTATCGGGTGGAAACACTACTCGTGGTTCGTCTATTGCAAATATAAATGAAAGCGCAAGTGGGCAACCAGCAAGTATGGTTTTTTCTACAAGTTCTGCATTTGCAACTCCAACCGAACGCATGCGCATTGACTCAAGCGGTAACGTGGGGATTAACAATACATCTCCTTCTTCGTTTCTTTCAAATGGCAGGGAATTAGTGCTTGGCGATGGAAGTGCTTCGCATGGTATGACAATTTTTAGCGACTCTGCAGGTACTGGTAACTTATTCTTTGCGGATGGAACTACTGGTGATGAAGCGTATAGGGGATTTTTAAGATATTCCCATAGTTCCGATTCTATGGATTTTTATACTGCTGGTGCAAATCTACGTATGCGCATCGACTCAAGCGGTAACGTGGGGATTGGTGCTACTTCGCCTCGCGTAGCTTTAGATGTTGCAGGTGAAGTAGCCATTGCATACAACGCGACCTATGGCTTGCGCTTTTATAATGAAGAGCAGAACAACTGGTCGAGCATTGGCAACAATGTTGCAACTGGGTCTTCTGACGCAAATTTGGTTTTCAAAGATTCTACTGGCGAGGTCATGCGAATTGACGGTGGTAACGTAGGGATTGGTACGGATAGCATTACATCTGGTAATAAATTACATATTAAGGATTCTGATACACAGATAGAGTTAGAAGCTACTGGTGGTTCTAATAGTGGATTTGTTGATTTTGATGGAACTAGTTTGCAATTAAGCACTAATCGTGATAATAAAAGTGGTGCTTTTTCTAATACTAGTAAAAGCCACGCTAGTATGATAATGGTTGGAGCAGATGGCGGTTCTTATATTCGTTTTAATACGGCAAGTGCTAACAACACTGTTGCTACAGAAGCCATGCGTATCGATTCAAGCGGTGACGTAAGATTATCGGGCACTGCTCCAAATGCTGAGAATACTATTTCTAAAATAGATTTTTATAACAATTCATCAAGCCTCAACTTAGCAGGAATTGAAGGTAAAAGAACAGCAGGTGGTACTAATTATGGTAGTTTAATTTTTAATACTACTAATTCGGGTACTTCTTCTGAGAAGATGCGCATAGACTCAAGCGGTAACGTAGGGATTGGTGAAACGAATCCTACTTTAGGTAAACTTGTAGTAAAAGATGATTACATCGTTCAAACTGACGGTACTAGAAATGTATATTTTGGTAGCGATGGAACTGGTGCGCTAATAGGGACAACAACCAACCACTATACTAGGTTTGTTACTAATAATACCGAACGTATGCGCATAGACTCAAGCGGTAACGTTTTGATTGGGCAAAGTGATACAGGTTCGGTAACTACGGGTTCTGCAGGACTTTATGCAACTTCGGGAGGAACTATTGTAACGGGTAAAAATTCTACTTTGTCAAGAACACATTATTCTTTTTACAATCCTAATGGAAATATTGGTTCAATTACTACAAGCGGTTCTGCAACGGCTTTCAACACTTCATCTGACTACCGACTAAAAGAAAATGTAGTAGAAATGACTGGTGCATTGGATAGGGTTGACCAACTAAAGCCTAGTAGATTTAACTTTATTGCTGATGCTGATACAATAGTAGATGGTTTTTTGGCACACGAAGTAGCTGACGTTGTACCTGAAGCTATTAGTGGAGAAAAAGATGCTACCGAAGAATACGAAGTAACGCCTGCGGTTTTAGATGATGAAGGAAACGTTATCGAAGAAGCAGTAATGGGTACAAGACCAGTTTATCAGGGTATTGACCATAGCAAGCTAGTTCCTTTATTAGTAGGAGCAATCCAAGAACTTAGAGCAGAAATTGAACAACTTAAAAACCAATAAAAATGAACTGGAAAATTAACACACTAGAATACACTAATGACTCCGACAAAGGGGTAGTTACTGCCCATTGGGATTGCTCCCATACTGAAATGGTAGGAGAAGGCGATGACGCTTTGTCTTATTCAGGCAGACGGTACGGTTCTTGCTCTTTCCAACCTGAACCATCTTCAGAAGATTACATCGCTTTTGATGACTTAACCGAAGAAATCGTTCTTGGTTGGGTTAAAGCTGAAGTAGGCGAAGAAGATGTTGAATCAAGTATAACGGCACAAATCGAAGCAAAAAAGAATCCTGCTACTTTGAAAGGATTGGCTTGGTAGTTATATTTGGGCATAACCTTAAACATAAAGCGAGCAAACACGTATGAACGAACAACGAATAGAAGAGTTAGAAGCCTTTAAAGCTAAACTCGAAATGCAATTGAACGAAACCGTATTCTTGATTCAAGGGTACAAAAACGCAATAGAAAATCAACAAGATGATGTACCAGAACAAGTCGAAGAAGTCTGACCCTAACAAAAAGAAAAAGCCAAACGCCCAGAACGGGAGAATGGCTATGTTTAAACGAAAGGGCGCTAAAAAATAATTAGGGTATACCCTTACGGATATAAAACGTGCCCGACTCTGGTAGATTATACTGGGTCGGGTATATTTTTTTAGTTTATACCCATATCAGGGAAATCATCATAATACTTTTTACTGGCTTTCTTGACCGAAGCCCAACAATCTGAATACCCTTTAACGTATCCTTCCTTGTAAGCCTCTGACTTTGACACTTCGGAGGCTTCTATTTGTCGCATACTCCCCCCGAACATGTAGCCGATATACGTGAAAGTTGCAATGGACGCTAAATATGCTATTATCGTCATAATTTACTCCGCCTCAGAAATTTTTGCCTTCATATTTTCACGTACACGAGCGTTCTCGTACAAAGCCATATCTAAGTATGCCTTTACAGCTTGCGTGGCTCTCAGGCGATTCTCGTGCGAATTGAAGCATCTTCGGTTTATTAGGTGGTTCACAGTGGTGTGGTCTCGGTATTTTAACTGTTTCGCAATAAATTTTTGCGTAAATCCAAGCTCGCTCAGTGCGAACACTACAATTTGCTTGGCATCTACTATTTCTTGGTGTCGATACTTGCTCTTTATCAATTTTTTAGTGATGCCTGTATCTTCGGCTACGTGCTCAATGATGTAATCTGCTATGACCATTTGTATCCTTCTTTTTTAATTGTTATTGGCTATGATGATAATACTGAGCCTTTCCATTCCTCTACTTTCCAGACTGGCTTTTTGTAACCGAATCTTTTTGCGTATATCTGATAGTTTACATCTTCCCAATCTTTTAGGTTGTCTTGCTGTATCTTGTTCTTGTAGGCAATAGCTTCTTTTTTATTATCGAATAGTTTAGGGTGTAGCGACTCTTCGTCATCAAAACCGACAGGCACTACACTATGCCAAATGTCGTTTGGAGACGTGCTATCATCATTTATCATGCTAAATGAATCTCGTTTACTTACTCGTTCTGTTACTATGTATTTTTTGCTCATTTTATTTATTGTTTAGTGGTTGTCTCGTTATACTCATCGATTACTCCTTGACTGTACGCCTCGTCTAGGGCATCTACTTCCTCGCTAATGAAATAGTTTGCTAGGTCGATAGCTTTTGTATAGGCTTCTACTTCCGCAGTAAATCCATCGCTCTGGTCTCTTAATTTCTCTAGTTCTTCAATCAGTTTTTGCATTGGTGTTTTCATTGTTCTCTAATAAAATAGTGAATGTTTAAACTCGTTTAATATACCCTCTAGCTTATCCATTTTTGTGTACGTCCAAATAAAATAATCTACAGGCGTCATTGTGCGAAGGAATCCCTCTATGTAGCCGCCCTCCCATTTATCGTACTCCTGAAAATCGTACATAGGAAAATGATTTACCTTAATACCAGCTATTGATGAATGGTCAATCTGTGATAAAATAAATTCTTGTGATTTATCCGTTTTTGTGCGTCCCGCATAATCTTCAGCTCTTTTTTCACCAAATGATAATTCTTGTAGCGTTACCATATCAGATACAGATATTAGATGTTCTATGAAAGGTCTGTTCATATCTGAGCTTATATTAGCCTGTACTGGGTTAGGCTTATAATTTAGCTGAACATCCTTAGTTATTTGTATAAACTCATATACAGATGTTATTGGTCGAATCATGGTTTTTGTATTTGTTTGCTCATTGTTTATCTATCCATTGATTGTACTTACACGCATTAAGCCAGCCATGACCGTAGGCATCTTCTAGGGCATCAGCCTCTTGTTCAATAAGTTCTTCAACGTAAGCGGTTATTCGCTCTATAATATCCGCCTCTGCGGTAAATCCATCAACCTCATCCCTCATAAAGATAAGTCTATCAAAAAGTTCTTGCATTGGTGTTTTCATTGTGCAGATTTCAGGGTTTTTGTTGTGCATATTTCAAGGTATAGCCTGACATTAAACGTTGAAAAGTAAGGTTATAAGCTGACATACAATGTATAGAAAATCAATAAGTTTATACATAGGTCGGTTGATATGGACAAAAACCTATACACTTACTAATAAATGTCAAGTTTTTTGCGCAGAATACTTGACTTGTTGAATAAGGTGTGAGGACTTTCTTTATTCCAAAAATTGGGTGGCTTCTCCTCAAGCGTTTGCAACCGCTCTTTACATATCATACCAACAAGTTTTGCCTTATTCATTCGTCTATGGTTTTAATTGATTGCTTGCCTATTATCAATCCATCTGAATTTTTGTAAAATGTTACATTTCCATCTGAATCAAATTCACGCTCGCAGTAATATCCATCGGAGTACTCAAAGTATTTTTCGTTACCTTGCATGTCATATTCCCTCCTTTCCCAAAATTCAGTAGAAGCCTCGTAGTATATTACCCTACCTTGCTTGTCCTTTATCTCAAAAGGAAAGTCAGTTACTCCTAGTTGTTCTGCTATTGTTTTCATTGTATCGTTTTTTATTCGTTATTGTTTTTTTATCGGTTAGTGAATGAGTTATCGTGCATTTACCATAATAAATCATTAATGAAACAAATATACTACTTTTTGTGTCATTATTAGTTTGTTTCGTAGTACACTTATAGTTTACTTGTACATAATAAAAAAAGGGCAACCCACGATTAAGCGAGATGCCCTCTGTTAATGTGTTATCCACAATCTACAGAAGTCGAGATATATAGTCAAGCATATTTTTGGCTTGTAGGCGATTATAGCTTCTTCGCCCAGTAAGCCAATCCCTTAGCAAGAGATATTTTCTGGGTAGGTCTTTAGATTGGTAGTATCTGTGTGCGTACCAGTGTGGGTCTGACTGTACCTCACACCAGAACACCATCGCTGATAGTTCGTCTTCGGAGGGCTTACCATGTCCCTTTGGGGAGAGAAGCTGATAGACTCGCTCCTTGAACTTGTCTGACCACTCCACGCCCATGTAGACGGCAACGTGCTTTGAGAAGTCCACCATAGAGTAGGGACTACCCTTGACTGTATCCTTAATTTCTTCAAGGGTCATTTTGCCTCTGGTTCAGGCTTCTCTTTTTTGATGGTCTGAATCACACCAATGATGGCTAGCATCAACGCTGCAATGGATTCGTATAGGTCAGGTTGTACGGTCACACCAATAGCACCAGCTATGGCGGTTACACCTTGATACGTTGAGGGTTCTTTTAGTCGGGATTTTAACCAAGTCCAAGTCATAGTTACGGCTCTTTTGTTAATGATAAATACAGTGAAGTCAATGATAGGAAGGATACGCTCCCTACTCAATACCTTTTTACGTCTAGTTACTTCGGGCATCTTAGTTTCTTTAACGGTCTTCAGATTGCCTTGTGGTATGTTACGGTTATCTATCGTAACCGTTTTTATTTTCTTTCGCCCTTGTATTGCCATTTTCCGTCCTCATCCGCTTCAAATTCGTGGTATCTGTCTCCTTTATGGTCACAGTGTATAAACTTCTGGTCTGGGTAGTAACAGATACGCTTGTAGTCGGACGCTCTAAGTTCTTCTAGCAACAGCTCCATGTTAGCGCACGTGTAATCTACGGCTCCTAACCCAGTAAAGGTGTGTTCGCTGGTTCCGCTTCTGCCGTGCGACAATTCCCATTCTAACGAGCGATAACCACTGTTCTGGGATACTTGTATGGGTTGACCTATTCTGTGCCGTATTTGGTTAATTATGGGCTTGTGGTACTTCTCTATCTTATCAACTACGTGGATTGGAACATTAACCATGACCCTATCCACCAAAAATTCTTTAATGCTAAAATAATCGTAGTACATACGCATTTTGTTAGTTAAATGATAAAATCTAGGTAGTTACCACTAAAATATCAATACCAATAAAAAAAGGGGCATTGCTCGCACAAGCCCCCTCTTCCTTTATTCTGATGTAGTCGATTACATCGAAAATCAAATAGTTGAGTAAGTAGTATTACCTAATCTCAACAACATATCATCCTAACAGTGTGCCATGCCTATAACTTTAAGCGAAAAACTAAAAAGTTATAAATATAGTTAAGTTAAGGTATCGGTATCCCTACCGAAAAAGAATGGGGGCTTTCACACCCTCCATTCATAAGGAATACTAAATGAAAATACACTACCAAAATAGTTTCTCTAGTATGTAGCGTAGAATCGGGTCTTTATCAAAAGGGCAGTGCTGCCTCAACCGCTGCTGCTGGAGCATCGGCATCTTCCCGTTCCGCTACGGTCACGGCTCCTTCAGTGTACACTACACGTCCGTTGCCTAAATATACTTTTGGTTCTCCTGCCTCTCGCTGTTCCTTCGATTGGCTCATTGCAATACTAGCATTGTTTCCAAATTTAGTCTCATCATTAATGAACACAGTAACGTTGGCATACGTGCCTTTTTTACCTTTCACTAATGCGTCTTTAGGGATTTTTGTTACGTCTATTGAAGCGTTTATAATTGTCGCCATTTTTCTTTGATTAAGTTATAGTTGAAGTTTAAATATAGATGAGTGAGTGAAGAAAGTCAATAACTAAATTTTTAGCCCTAAGTCTTTGTGGTGTAAAAGTTTGATGCGTTCATGCGTGAGCTGTCCTCGCCTGCTCTTCACAACCTTAACGAACACACTTTCATAGGAGTGAACATCACCGTCTCTCCACCCCTTGACCTTGAGGTCGCCAAACCCATCCATTAGGATAAGGGACTCAACCATGTTAGGTCGGAACACGGAGGTCATACAATGAGCTACATTCTTAATGACTTGTGCCCATTGAGCGTCCTTGTACTTAGGCTCTAGTTGCCACCCTGAACGGTTGTATTCGGATATAGTAACTTGGCTAGGTACGATGACCAGCACGTTGAGCTCCTTTGCTATCTGCTTTAGTATCTTGGTTACATAGTTAATCTCTAGCGTCCTAGAATCGAACCTGCCTTGAGCATACACCTCTTGAATGTAATCAATGACCACGAAGTCAAGACCACCCTCAATTTTTGCTAGACGGCACAGACGTTTGATTTCGTCTATGTCATCGGTAGTATCCACTATGCGCACGTTATCAGCGTGAGCTACTGCTTGTAGGGCTAACTGAGTAGCCGTGTTCACGTCATAATCTTCCATTTGGAACCACAAACCTTGATAGCCCTGTACGGCTAACCTAGAGGCTAGGAACGTTGACCATTGGGTCTTTCCGTGCCCTGAGTCGGCTAGTATCACGTTTATGTCGCCCTTGTGCAGACCAACGTGTTGATACAGTTGATTATCTATTTTTTGCTCACCAGTAACTAGCTTTTTCTTTTTGGGCTGAGACTGTTCTCGCTCGAAGATTTGCGTTGGGGTCAGCGCATCTACTGGGGTAGCCTCGTCTAGTTCGCCACTTAGCTTATCTATCTGCATCATCAACTCATCCATCGTAGTGGATGGATTATGAGCGAGCTGGGTAGCTTGGGTCAGGGACTTGGTTAGTCTTCGCCTGTCAGCGGTGTCCTTTAGGATACGAGCGTACCCCTTGATGTCGTGCTCAGAGGTTCGCTGGTGCATCTGCAACTCAAGTAGATAGTCAGCGCCATAGTTATCTAGCCTAGCTGCTAGGGTGTCCTCATTGAACAGAATACCCTCTGCGTGTTGCTCGCACGCTTCTAAGTAAATGGGATGTAGGTTAGGGAAGTGGGTAGCGTCCGTTACATTGAATATAAGGTCTCTATATTCTCTACTAGCAATGAGCGTACCAACCAGCACTTCCTCTAAGTGCCTTTGGTCAATTTCGCTCATAGAACTTCCTTAGCCTTGACTCTTCCATACGGGGTTAGTGAATAGGTAGACGGGTGCTTGTTATCGGAGACCATTACGCCCGATTGTATTAGGCTACATATCGTTGAAAAGGTCGTCCAATACTTGTCGTGCCCCTCTATCTTCATTATGGGCTCTATCTCTTTATAGGAAGCCTTTCCTTGCTCTTGTAATAAATTTAGTATGTGTAGTTCATTTAGTGTCATCTTTTTTCTCATTAGTTTTTCTTAAATCTCTTTTAGTTACGGTTCCATTTTTGTTAAATGTGTGGGTGACCCATCCCTTGCGGTCATACCACGTCATTGCAAGAACCCTAATATATCTACTAGCAAAGTTCCTAGCAAAACGAATATATGGTTTTTGTGTGGGAGGTTTGTTCGTCTTGATTTGTACGAGCCAAACGTTACTCCCATCCATCGCTATAATATCGAACCCATCGAATCTAGGCTCGTTACACGAACATTCTGTGCGCCAACACTTAGTGCAGAGCCCAGCGAATAGGTCTTTGGATTTTCGAAAACGTCCACCCAGCTCTACCTCATCCACTATCATTCCCTTGTCGTGGAAGAAGGCTATGGCTTTAGTGACGGTTCTGCGACCTTTGGCTTTGGACATCAGCTAGAATAATCGTTGCTAATATAATAATCGAGGCTATCAACATATTCACCTTCTCTGTCTAGTTTTATTAGGGTGTGATTAATTTTTGGTAGGCTCGTGTTAGGCAAGAGCCACCCTGCTGCGTTTCCTTCTACTGAATTTCCAGTGGTTGGAATGTCTACGTTCTCACACAAGAAATTTCTAAGTTCTCTTGTCTTGAACACATATAAGCGGTACGTGTTGTCGGGCATCAGAAAGAAGTACGCATACTTATCTGACTTGGTCTTGAAGATGCCACTAGGCTCAAACTGCTTGGTATTGAACATCTCAATGTAGAAATTGAATCCCTTCTTGTTTCTCAGAAACATACCCGTTACGTCTAGTTTTACCTCTATCAAAACCGTTCTACCTTCTGGTGTTATTGCTTTTATGTCCCAATCTGGAAATCGTTTAGGAGGGGCGGAGAAACACTCATAGCCTAACTTTGTCAAGTAGTTAGCTAAGAGTGCCTCGCCCTTTTCGCCATTCTTATTTAGCACGTTTGAAGTCCTCTGACTCATCTTCGCTAAACACACCCTCTGAGTAGAACCCAGTGATTTGTAGAACGGCTCTCGCTTTAGCTCGCTTTTCAGCGGTCTCTACTGGATAGTGGGGTAACGCACCGCCAGCTTTCTTAGTTTTTACAGGACAGTTGTAGTGATTAGCTGTGCCATAAGATTGTACGGTGTATACCTCACCGTTTGCATCTAATTTTTCGGCAGTAGCCTTTATACAACAGTTTTCCTGTCCCTCAGTTAGTTCGGGCACAACCTCGTAGGTTACGGTAATTTTGTCGTGCGCCATAATCTTCTCTACGCCTGTTCGGGTGATGATAATAAACCCTTGATATGGGTGCTTGAAGAAGTCTTTGCCTGTAAGTTTGTACCTTTCGGCAAGCATTTTTAGTGTGTTGTTTTCTGTGCTCATAATAGTGTAATTGTATTAGCATTAGGCAAGCCCAATGAAGCCTGCGATTGTTCCTTTTTCCATTGTGATATACGGCTCTTTACCTCACCGAGAGCCATAGCGGTGTTTATGATGGTGTCTTCCGATAAAGAGTACACAGCTGAATTATATGGAAACTCTTTTTCTATTGCAACAAAGTAAAAGTTATCGGCTGGTACGCCCAACACTTCGCAATAAAATACGGCTTGTAAGTCGTATCGGTACTTCCAAAAGTCCGAGCGAAATGCTTTAGCACTCGCATCTCTACATGACTTCCAATCTATAACGGCTAGAGGCTGTTCATTTTCGCCTACAAGGAGCCTATCAGGACGCACCCGATACTTGAGTCCGTAGATGTCTTCTTCGTCCGTTACAAACGAATATTCGTCCCATATAGCCACGTGGTCATGCTCTTCGTATATGTTTTGTAGGGCTTTGTTTTCGGTGGCACTCTTGAACATCTGCTCAATACGGTGATGGTCTTGACCCGATATAACCACTTGATTTTCACTTAGACCCTCTTCGAATTTTTGCTTATAGGTCTTGTAGTCTTTGGTCATGGTCGGAGCTGAGATGTCAGGTCTACGCTCTAGTATTTCAGCGATGATGTCGGTATCGTCAAAGACTTTGAATCGCTCGTTATACGCTTCTTGGTCTTCGAAGTACGTGTGCATGGCATCCCCAAACAATAGGGCTTGGCTCGGCTCAATGGGTTGTAGCGCCTTAGCAATGGAGTGCTTGGCTACTCCCTTCACGAAAGAGCTACTGATGTAGTCTTTGAGGGAGTGATACTCGCTGTTAGGCATTGATTCGTAAATGTTCATGATTCGTGTGTCCTCCTACAATAATTTCTTGGTTGTTTTTTTCTGCTGAGTACAAGCACATCTCGAAGGCTCGAATATAGGCTTGTGTGTATTTGTCGGGGTTCGGCAGGGACTTGAGTCCAGCTAAGAACGCCTTCATAAATTGAATGTGGTTATTCATAGGTAGTACTCCGTATGGGTAATTGTTTTTCTTTGTGATGCAGGTAGTCTAGGGCATCGTCTTGTTGGTCGGGTGCTAGATTGATGAGCACCATTATCGCCTCTTGTATGGCTTCTTCTGGGTCTTCGGAAATAAGTGCGGTAGACACGTATTCCTTGATTATATGCAATTTGTATCCTTTCATATTATTCCTTTAGGTTAATGATTGTGGATAAATTTATAAAAAAGTATTGAGTATGCAAAATTATTTTTTTAAGTTGTAATAAATTAGCTTAGAAGAGTGTTACGGACTGTTCTAAGGTTTTAGTTAAAGACCCAAAGCCCTATTCTGATTGGTAGCCGTAACCTACCGATTGGTTTAGGGTTTTTTTATTATAGAAACATGGACAAGAGAATCTACCTACCCAACACGACACAAACACCTAATGACATATTAGATAAGCACATGAAAGAGCTTAGTGGGAGCGAGTTCAAAGTGATTATGGCGATACTACGTAAGACCCTAGGGTGGCACAAATGGGCTGATTATATAAGTATATCTCAAATAATGGAAGCCACTGGGTTATCTAATAGGCAATCCATCAACTGCGTCAACTCCCTAGAAAAGAAGGGCTTTATACGCACCAAGAAGTCTAAGAGAACAACCACGCTTATAACTATCAATTTTACCGACCCTAGTGAAAAAAGTTCACAAGGTAGTGAAAAAAGTTCACAAGCAACTGGTGAAAAAAGTTCACACACAAAACCTAATAATAAACCTATCAATATAAAACCTAGTAAGTACGTTGACCTATGGAACGAGTGTAACGGAACGAAGCTTCGTATTACGGATGGTAAACGTAATCAAATAAAAGCGAGGCTTAAGAAGTTTACTGAGCTAGAGATTGAGTCAGCTATTAAGGCTAGGGGTTCTACTAAGTGGGTTAAAGAGAATAACCATCAGAATAATTGGGATGCTTTGTTTAGGAGTGATGATGCCTTAGAGCATTGGTTGTTACGCTCGAATGAACAGAGTCCTGAGAAAGACGCTTGGGCTGAGAAAGGATTTTCACCTGCCATACTTTAAGAGATTTTTACGTACCCTTTAAATTTCTACGTACCCTCTAAAGATTTCTACGTATCCCTAAAAAGTGCAGAACATATGATAGTATGGGTGAAACGAATCCTATCCCTTATTTAGACTCAATCTAAATTTCAGTAGTAACATTTTACTTGTGGAATTTGTCTGAAAACAGTTGTATCATTCTTTCAACCAACAACAAATAAGGAATACTATTATGAAAACAACACAACTAAACTTTATTTCAACTGCTTCACACGGATATTTAGAAGTTCCATTCACTACTCTTTGGAGTTATATGAATGACAAAGATATATCCGAATACTCTTTTGTTGACTATTTTAATAAAACATTCTACTTGGAAGAGGATTGTGACGCACCTTTATTCATAAAGAAAGTTAAAGAAAAGAATAATATTGCAATAACAGAATCTTACTTAGAAGATATACCTGAAACAGCAGAACGTTTATTTCACTCTTAAAACTAATAAGGAATACTACAATGAAAACATTTACATTCTATGAATACAGACAAGTAAAAATGTACACTAAAGATACATTTGAGATTGAAGCAGAATCAATGGATGAAGCTAAAAAGAAGTTAAAGGATATTATTAAAAATGGAGATTCTTGGATTATTAACATAGACTTTGAATATGACTATGAAAGTGTTGAGGATATACCCAATACAGAAGAATACTATGATGAAGAAAGTGTAAATATAACTAAGGAGATAAAATAATGTACAAAGAAATAACCACTATATTAACAGACTATATATCTGTTGTTTGGAATGACGGGGAACGAGAAGAGATACCCATACCCGAACATATATGGAAGCTTGTTGATACTTATTTAGATAATTACGAACAAGAACGAAACAAAGAGGAAGGTAATGAATGAAATAACAGAAGAAATAAGTGAGCAATACGCTAATTGGATATTAACGGAATGTTGTTCACCTATTGACGAAATACAATACTTAGTAAGTGAAATACTAAGCAGTAGAAATGAGGAAGAAAAAAAGAAACATTTAACAGAATCAATTAATGAGGTAATGCAATGGATAAACATATAGAATCAATAGAAAGTAGCTACATTACAGTTACTTGGGATAATGGAGAAAAAGAAGATATATTAATACCCGATAACATTTGGTGTATGATAGGTAAATATCTTGATGAAATAGAACTTGAAAGAAATCAATACGGGGAATAAACAAATGGATAAACGAATAGTAACTAAATACGTAACGGACGTTATAGACCAAGCACCTCACAATCGTGAGGAAGCTATTGAGGAGATAGCGAATGTCTTACACATTGCTTTTAATCGGAATGTAGACCAAGCCAAATCGTTAATTATAAACATACTATTGGAGATAGAAGAATGAATGAATTAAGACAATACAAACTGGAGAATCGTTGCCTACAAAAGGAGATAGCCAACAAATTGGGTTATTCCGAATCAAAGGTAACAAGGCTAATGAAGAAGCACTGTTCATTGAGAAAGATACTGCCAATGGACGAATACGAAAGAGTAATGGAATTACTTGAATAAATTTCTAGGTACGGGTAATAAATTTCTACCTATCCTAAATTTCTACCTACCTTAAATTTCTACTTAGGTCTTGGCTTAATTGCTTAGACCTATTTTTTTGAACTTTATTACCTTATTTAGACTTATTCTAAATTAGCTACTTTTTAAAGAATATTCTTTATTCTTTTTGGAATATTGTTTGGAACGTTGTATATTTGTATTAACCTAATAACAAAACAAGGAATACAATGGAAAAAGACGAACTGATAACAAAAATATCTTTGAGCATAGATTGGGAGCGTATTTGCGACTATTTAGAATATGAATTGGACATTGAAATTAACCCCGATTGCTATACTTTTAAAGATATTGAAACGACTGTAGCGGAAATGCTTTTGGAAGCATTGAAAGAAGAGCCAAATTTTACTTACAAATACTAAACAAAACAAGGAATACAACCAATGGAATATTTTAACAACTTAGGAAAAGCTTATCAAACAGAGCTTTTAGAGCTTATCAAAGACGAAATAGAACACAACTGCTTACAGTCTGACACAATTAGTGAGAGATACTTTGACGTGTCAGAATTTCATTCAAAGCTATTTAATGAAAATTATTATTTTATTTACACTTCAGACTGTAATAATTTTATCAACAGCCAATTTGATAATTCTTTCAATGCTATTGAGATTGTCAAAGACTATGAGGAAAGCAATTTTGGAACGTTCAACACAACTATTCAAGCTTTCAACATTGCTAATATGCTTATTTACATAATAGGTGAAGACTTAATATATAACGTCTTAAACATTGAAGATGAAACAACAGCTAAAGAAATATTAACAAAAGTAAACAACTTAATACAATGAGAAAATACAACTACATTCGAACCAATAGAAAAGAATTAAGTTTAACTCAATGTGAGTTAATATCAATGGTGAACCACAATTTAAGTGAAATAAACAGTTTATATAGGTTAAGCCAGTCAAGACTATCTTTCCTGGAAAGACTTAACACAGACGAACTTTTAAGTAAATTAAATGTATTAGAGTATAAGCAACTTAAAACAATCTTTAACGAATTACAGGGGATATAATGTATACAACATATATAGAGACTATAAAACACAATGCACATAGAGTTATTAAGACTTATAAGCATAGCGAGTTAATATATAAGACAATAGGAATAGGCTATACCAAAAAACAATCTTTGAGCATTCACGAGAAAGAACTTTCAAAGATGGGATATAATTGTTGTGGTCAAAATACCACCTATATTAATATGACTTAACCTAAAAACCGTCAACCATTTACAGCCCTATTTTAAACGATAGGGCTATTTTTTTGCCCTTTAATTACGGTAGTTAACCTATCTCAATACAATAGCCATAGAGAGCCTATATTTTACGTTTAAAGCGTTCAAACGTATAAAGCCATATCAATCAAAGGAAATTTTTTGGATAGCTTAGGATTGAAATTTGGTAGCTTAAAATGCAAATAGGGGGATATGTGTTAAATTTGGTTGGGTGGGGGGCATAATACCATCCCTACCGCAAAAACTAAATTTTCACCAAACCCTGTCAATGTTGGATTTCTACGTAGGATACTTGCTTTTTGAGAAATTTCTACGTAAGGTGTGTAAACTACAATAAATTTCTACGTAATGACGTGGCACAAGAAGTCGAGAATCGAGTCAAAAGAGGAGCTAATAGAGGAGATTAAGGTGGTTATCGAGTGCTTGCACGGGATACCATCAATGTCTGATAAGCTGCCTAATTATATATATAACCGCATAGAATCCATTATAGAGTATGTCAAAGAAAAAGGCTGGGACTAACGAGTTTAGCCCTGAAGAGAAAGTGGCTATTCTGAGGGAAATTGAGGTGATGGGCAACGTGTCCAAAGTAGCTGAAAAGTGGGGAGTGTCTAGACAGTCCATATATAACTGGCAAGCTCAGAGAAGAAACCTTGATGAGGAGATAATGATAAGGGAGCAAGCTAAGGACGTTGTGGCACGCTCAAAATTCGACCCAGAGCTACTAAAAGACCTTGAGCAGTACCGTAACACTCTTCAGTTCATTGGGACGCTAGAGGAGCGAAAAGAGAAGATGTCGGCTAAAGTAGAGTTCATGCTCATTAAGATTACGACTCTATTAGAGAATCATCCTGACCTAGATGAGATTCACCCGAAAGACTTGAGCAAGATAATGAAGGATTTGCATGACGTGCGTAAAGAACTGAGCAATGAACCGACCATTATTATTGAGTACAAGAATAAGCTGAGGGAACAAACCCTTCAGGTACTTCAGGACTTCTTGGACTTAGACCAGCTAAAAGAGTTTGCGCATAGGATGGAAGCAATCGAAGCGGACTACGAGGTTTTATGAAAAAGTTAGTACCGATGTGTATTGTCGTATTGACCGAGTTTATAGGGTGCTTTATCTTGTGCGCATCCTGTAACTCCTTAACGACAGACCAATCATCGACAATCTACAACTTAATCTGTTCTTAATGAAGATGAAGTTATTACGCCTACGTCAGGTATGGATGTATTCTGACAATCAACCAACGGAGATTATCCTTGCGCTGGCTAATATCTTTCTGGTTCCTTTTGCGTTGAGTATGGAGGTGGGAACAGGACTGTTTTTTTCTTTGATACCTGCTGTGTCAGGTGTTCATCAAATAATTTGCGTGGCTTCTGACGAGATAAATTGTAGAGTGCGAGCCTCTATGATTTGTTTGGGTGTATACCTAGCGTCAGCGGTTATGTATCTAATCACCATAGGCTTCCCTAGTCCAACACACTATGGGTGGCTTCTATTTATAATCGCAGCTTTCGGTAGTATGTCCAGATTATCGAGAGAAAAAATATATAAAAACAAAAATGGATAACATCACGCAAATTGTTATTACGCTCGCAACCGTACTGGGCTCCGCTGGGGTCTGGAAGTTCTTTGAAGCTAGGCTTAAAATTAGAGCTGAGCAGAGAGAGAATGAAACCAATAATAGCGACACGATTCAGTACAGGGACGACCTGAAGAATAGGGTTCGTAACCTTGAGAACTTATTGGAAGAGTCATCCGATGAAAAGGATGAGTTGCGAAATCAAATATTAAAGCTGACAGAGGAAGTATCTGCCCTGCGGATTAAAGTTGAATTTCTTGAGAAGGAAAATGAAAGACTCAAGCTCAAATAACTTTAAGTGCGTCAGCCAACTGGCTGGTCACAAGCGTTGCCGTAAACAGTGCCGCCTTTGTAAGGAGCATTACGGTGGCGAAGCCAAAACAAAATAATTGGTCTAATCTATTAGTCAACATAGTAGGACACGAGCCACCCCCTGACTCGTTAGACCTGCGTAATTCTTTTATCGAAAACTGTCTGGCTGACCAAGACGGTTTTAAGGTTACCCAAGCTGAGATTCATCACACGATGCAGAAGGGTATCTATGACTGGGAGCAACAGGCGCTATCCAAGAACGCTCGTCTTAATGGGTTAATTAGAGCGCCCTACAACACAGGAAAGTCGCAACAAGTTCCTATTGGTTTGTCTGCCTACATGACCACCCGTAAGCACGAGCTAGAAACACTAATAGTATCGGCAGACGGTGGTATCTCCACCAAAAGGATATTGTCTCTAAGAGCCTTGTTTCAGAGTGATATGTACCGTTACTGGTGCAGAGAGCATAACTTTAACCCTGTTGAGTTTGATAGAACGGACACGGGGTCAACACAGCGTATTATTGTTAAGAGTCGTAACCGTACTGGTAATCCAACGTATGAGGCGTATGCCGTCCTTACGCAAACCACAGGACAGCGTGCTGGAGTGCTGATTCTTGATGATGTGTGTAACGATGAAGACCGTATATCTACCGCTCGTAGGGAAACGGTTTGGAACAAGGTATCCAACACATGGATTAAGCGGGTTCACGACAAAGGTATTGTTTTGAGTGTGTGCACCCCATATCATCCGAATGACGCTAACAGCAGGCTCATGAAGTCTGGTATCTTTAACGTACTTCAAATATCCGTAAAAGAAGATAAGACTGGGTACAAAGTAGAGGAGTGGAACAACTTTGAAAAGTAAAGTGTGTAATACGTGTCACATCTCTAAGCCGTTATCTGAGTTTAACAGAGACAATCACGCATCCGATGGTCATAGGTCTCGTTGTAGTAAGTGTAGAAACAAATCACGAAGAGAAACAGAAAAGAAAAAATATACCTACAAAGTATTTAGAGGGATAGTCTACTGCGTTGAATGTGAAGGTTTTTATAAGATAGGAGTAACATCGTATGGTATTCGTAAACGACTTCAATCAATACAAACGGGTAACCCATTTGAGGTAAAAATTGTTTGGGTCAAGCGCACGAATAACGTAGGTAAATACGAGCGTATGCTTCACCAACAACTAAAAGACAATCACGTAAGGGGTGAGTGGTATGACATACCACAAGTACTAGCCAAAGAACTTAAACACATAGTGAGACACGATGAAGAAAGCTAAAGTAATAATGTACGCTCAGTTCGGGGTACACGTAGAACAGGACGAGATAGACTACATAAAAGCAAAGATGGACGACTTCTTAGAGATGATAGAGGCTGAGCTTGTTGGTCAAAAATGGGAAATACTATCCAAGAACCAAAGCTCTAAGGCGATACACGAAATTATAAAGCAATGCGGAAAGAATGGATGGGCTATCCTGACATACGACCTTAAAACACTACACCAGCACCATTCAGGTGCGATGTCCTTAATAGCGGAGGGTAACGATGTCGGTGTGCCCGTCTATTTCATTGAAGGTGAAGCTGTCATGCAAACATTATTTAGTAGAATATGAGAGAACCCGATAAGGTATGGGACATTCCTTTATGGGAAACCAATCACAGTAAACAACGGCTACTCCAAGAAGAGGCGATGGATTTTCTGTCGTATAAACTTGGGTACGAAATGAGCGAGGAAACAGATGACCCGACTAAAAAGGCTTACAAACACTTTGATGGATACAATCACTACCCTGATGGGAATCTTACGGCTCTTGATTACGATAGTGGGCATCCTGTCTGGCTTTGTGCTGATTTCAACAGGTCTCCTCATTGTTGGGCTCTTCTCCAAGTTAAAAGAGCTCGTAACGGGCTTAAGCAGTATGTTATTTTCGATGAAATCTTCTCCAAAGAAGCTCTAACCACCGAACAAGCCCTAAAAGCAGTAGAATTGCTTAATAAATGGGGTATTTCGAAGGTTTTATTAGCTGGAGACAACACGTCCAACCAAAAAAGTGGTAATTATGGTCGTGTAGGTAAAAACGATTGGGATTACGTGCGAGAAGTGCTTGAAGAGAACAATATTTTGTATAAAAACGAGCTAGACATACAAAATCCGAAGCGAAAGGTACGTGTAGATAAAGTAAACAACGTAATTTACGCTGGAACTAATGGAGAAAGACGTTTACTGGTCAATACGAGATGTGAACACGTTATAAAAGACTATATGTACTCCATCGTAAACGATAAAGGGCTAAAAATAGACAATGGAGATAGGGGACACATGTCGGATGCGACAGATTATGCCATTTGGCGTAATGAGCGAGGTAGTAACTCACCAATGTACGTGTTACGCTAGTCTCTTTTGATGGCTTTGGTGCGTTTGCCCATACCAACACGTTTTTTTTCACGTACAGCCTCAGAAGCCTTTCCTTTAGCCTTGAGTTCTTTCCAAGTAACAGGGGTTTTGGATGAAACACGCACAGTAGGTCGACATTTCTTAACGCCTTTGAATTTAGCTGAACCACAAGGAGAACCATCTTGAGTAGTCCATTTTTCTTTCATCCATCGGGCTACGCCTGTTGTGCCTGACTTAGCTCCTTTGTAGCCACCACCCCTTTTCTTGTATTCCTTTACTATCCACGCAGAAGCATACGCACTAGGAAATATCTTGAACTTACGTTTAGCCTCAGCTTTTACTCGGCTGTATAGGGCTGGTTTTGCTGGTTCGTTTGCCATTTGAATAGTATAATGACCAATAGTTATAACTATTCGTCAGTATTATTAGTAATTGCGTCAAACTTATGGCGGAATTTGCGCCAAGTTCAATACCTTACTTTAGTATTGAATCTTTATAGAATATACGTATATTTTTGACACCATGAGTAGCAAAAAAGACCCAAAACTTACAAGGTACGGAGTAAGTGGCTATAACAAGCCTAAACGAACTCCAAATCATCCTACTAAGTCTCATATTGTAGTAGCAAAAGTGGGCAACAAAGTAAAGGTCATACGCTTTGGTCAGCAGGGTGTATCAGGTGCGGGCAAGAATCCTAAGACCGAAGCAGCAAAGGCTAGGCGTAAATCCTTCAAGGCTAGACACGCAAAGAACATAGCCAAAGGACGTATGTCAGCAGCGTATTGGGCGGATAAAGTAAAATGGTAATAACAGCATTATGCCTCTTCAGCGTGGTTCTTCACCGAATATTATTCAGCAAAACATTCGACAACTCATCAAAGAGGGTTATACGAGGCAACAAGCCGTCGCTATAGCCCTACAATACTCAAGAAAGTAATGATAGACACCTCAAAGTTATATTCCGTATCCAAAGACGCTGTCGAAGACATCGTAATGAAAGAAACTCGTCACCCGTATTACAGCGTGGTTCTTGACCGTGCTAAGATGATGAACAGCTGGTTTCAGGCAGAGTATGATGAGTACACAGCTATTTCTAGCACCGTCTTTTCTGATAAGTCCTACATCATTGACCAGAGCAGCATAGAATCTGATGAGGAGTACAGAGAGCGTTTATCCAGAATGAAGTTGTTTCCGCTAGAGCAGAAGTTCTTCTCAGCCCAGCAGCGTATCTATGACGAAAACAACGTCAACAGAATGTACCCTGAAAACAAAGATTTCTGGAAGTGGAAAGAGTCTAACTTTGATGATGCAGGATGTTCGATCACTGAGTTTTACCGAGACAAGGTTCTCTTCGTAAAAGAGGTTCTTGGATTCGGTGCGGTAGTAACCGACCTTATGATGGATGGTAACGGGAATCCTGTTACCGATACAGACGGCAACGTAGTTCCTTACAACTTTGTTGTGCGTCCCCACGAAATATGGAACTTTCAAGTCAGACAAGGCGCTCTCACGTTGCTTGTTACTCGTCAAATGTATTACGACCTAGACAACATCAAGAAGCATAAGTGGACTGCCTATACAC